GCAGTTTTCTGCATGGCTTGGAAGAACATAGCCTTTTCTGGATTAGTTACCTTGTGACCTTCGATAACCATCTTGGCTTGGACAACTCGTCTGGCAACATTAGTACCGCCACTTAAATCAGCAACTACCTTACCAGCAGTACCGCCAACAGCACCTAGGGCAACGCCAGCACCAATACCGCTGTACATACCTTCTTGACCACCGCTAAGGTAACCAAGACCTCCACCAATAACTGCACCTTGAGCCGATGCTTCTACTGCATTAAAGCCATATGCAAACATAGGGTCAACCGCATTAATAGCCTTCAATAATCCTTCAGCGTGAGGACTTAGTTTAACTCCATTTTTCTTAGCCTGTTCAAGCGACTCAGCCGCCCAAGAATTGATGCCACGCCCAAATTTATTTTTGGACATAGTTTCACCCATAAGAGTAAGAGCCTCACCAAAGCCTCTAGCCGAAGACCCTGCTAGATAGGCATCTGAAAGAGTAGAAGCATAAGGCACAGCGTAACCAGCGACTGCTGAAGCAGAAAAGCCTATTCCAGACATTCTGGCAGTCTGAGCGAACTCCTTAGCCCCTACACCTGTTGTGGCTTCAAAAGCCGCCCCAGCCTTATCTAATCCGTAATCAATAGTATTTCTAACAGCACCACCAAGGAACTCAAGTGGTTGACCTACACCCCATTTAATAGTGTTTCCTATAATGCCATTCTTAATAGCCGCAGATTTAGCACCCGCCAATGCAAGTCTTTCACCAAGACCAACGGCACGAAGACCAGTAGAGGCAACCTTGCCAAATGGAATAAACAAAGTAGGGTCAGCAATGTAAGCCATTGCCTGTGTAACTTCGTGGTTAATCATATCCTTGTCCATAACAAGGGTTTGTTTTCCTTCCACAAGGTCGGCAGAATCTTTGTTGAACTTTAAGGCAGAAATGTATTGATTATATCTATCTTCAATTGTACCTGTGCCGTTAAGAAAGTCTTTAACTCTAAACAAAACAGAGTCTGTGTTTTGAGACTCAGCCAACATTCCATAGAAGTTTCTTGTACCCTGTGAAAATGCCTCAACTGCTGTGGCTGGCATCTTTGATGCAACATCAGCAGGGTTGTCAAATACAGCACCAAATGCTTTTGACAGGTCTGTCATCACTTGCTCACCGCCTTCGGCTATCTTGCCAAGACCATCAAAAAACGAAATTTCTTGCGTCTTGTGCCATTTCTCAATTTCAGCATACTCTTGAAGAGTAGGCATTTTCTGACCAGAGCCAGCCATTGAAGCCAACTCTTCTCCAGAAAGCGGAGCATTTAAGCGTCCTATAGCCGCTTGTCTTTCTTCTGGGGGAAGTGAAGACAGATAGGAATCCATTTCACTTTCTTGACCGCCATTTTGTGACTGTTGCGGGTTGTACCCAGTTTCAATAGTCTCAAATGGTTTAGCGTATAGTTCAGCCATTGTAAATGTTATTTAAGTGCGTCTGGAATTTTGTTGGTTAAGTTCCATTCCAGAGGAGTACCTTTCTTTCCACCCCTTGCTTCATAGTCAAGTTCTAACTTAGATTTTCCAGTTCTGCCCATACGGAGACTCTTTTCAATTTCTGCATTAGATTGACCAGTTTTTCTTACTTCAAGACCATATAAGGCTGGTTTATCTGTCATGCGGTTATTAACTCTACGCATAATTTCTGCAAGTTTAGCCCTGTCAGAAGACTCAAGCGACCAGAACTTTGTAGGGTCAGCCACAACATCTTCAATGAGTTGTTGTTCGTAGTTAGAAACTGTACCAACACCAATGATGTCAGTTCTCAAACCAGCCTTAATTTGAGGCAAGAGAGCCTTGGCTTCGCCCCACAACTTGGCATTCCAAGGCATAGATTCGCCAACCATATCATTGATTTCAATAAGTCTACTAACAGCAACCTTAGCGTTAGCAGTCTCAAGCATTTCAGTTCTGAATTTAAATGCTTCCGTAGGAGTACCAGCAAAGATACCACGGACATAAATTCCAGATTTAGGAACAAGTTCAGAGAATTCAAGACCTCCATTAGCGTTTGGCTGACCAAATGTAACGGACTTTTCTTCAGCAATTTCCTTGTTAGACATTACCTTTGGCTGTTGAATTTGAATCTGTTTCCACTCCTTACCATCGTGCATAAACGCACCATAAGGAGTTTCCATTGTCTTGAAGTTGGCTTCTGGGTAGATAGCCTTAAATGAATCTTCAAAGGAAGCAGGAATGTATCCGTACTTCTTAGTAAAGAAATTCTTCATATCAGTACGCTTACTTTCAACTGACGAAGCAACTTTTTCTGTAGTTGTACCAAGCGACATATTTCTTTGATTAGTCAAAGTGTACGAAGGCTCTGGCGTGGCTTCTGCTGTTGCTCCAGTCTGTTGAACCGCTTGCAAATCTGCTGGTTTAGGAGCAAGTCTACCTGTTGAAAGTTGACCCTGTAATAGTTCTTTTCTTTTTACTAGTTCTTTTTTTACTTGCGAGAAATCTCCTAGTTTTTCCATTCTCTTAATTCTATCTTGTGAACGCCAATCAGTAAATTCACTTTCAGCGTTTCGGAGTTCTTCTCTAGTAAGTTCTCTAGCAAAATTAGGAACAACCAAATTACCAAGAATTGCCATACTTCCCATTGATTCGCTATTAAGTTCTCTAAGAATCATTTTAGCATTCTCTGGAGTTAGTTCTTTAATGCGACCTTGAGCAATATACATCTGGGCAGTTTCTTTGAAGCCCTTGATGTTAATAGCATCTATGAAGCCTCCTTCCATTGCAAATGCGGCTTTGTCCATCCAATCCATTGGAACATCCTTTTCGTTAGCCACAGCATCATCTGCTTGTTTAATAAGCGAATCAATCCTACCAAGTTCTTCCTTGGCTTTCTTCTTAACGCCTTCAGCCCTAACAGTCTTTTCATCAACTTCTTTTGCAGGTGGGTTAATTTGAGAGTTAATTTCTTCAAGTTTACTTGAGTAGAAGTTAATAGCGTCTGCTGTTGGCTTATCCGTTGCGGGTCTGCTCCAAACTTGATTTCCATTAGCGTCTTTAGATTTCTTCCAGCCTTGGCTTTCAAGATTAGCAACCTTTGCAAATCTGCTGGCAGAAGGGTCTTTGGCAACAAGTTTGTTGAACTCGGAATCAGAAATTGTTTCTGTTGTTTTAAGATTCTTACTAAGTGATTGAATAGCCGTTTCTAATTGAGTTTTCTTATTAGAGTAATCAGCCAACGCTTCTGGCGTTAAAGGTTTAGCACTTGTTGCAGATGCAGGTTCAACCTTCTTTGGAGCAAGTTGTTCTTTAACTGATGTAGCAGTTCTTTCATACATACCCGCTTCCTTAGCGTAATCTGTAACTCCAGTTGTTTCATCCGTTTGAATGTTATCAACGAGGTTCTGACCAGCATCAATTTGCTTAACTAGTGCTTCCTTAACTTCTGGAGGCATATCAGTTCTAGCCATAGCAGAAGCCTTAAAGTCATTTCTCCAATCGCTGAGAACCTTTGCAATATCAACATTAGCACCTCTTGCCTTTGCTTCAGTTGCAAGACGAGTAACTTCAGACTCGTTCTCCATATATGTTTTGTCGTGAAAGTAAGGCAATTTACCAGACGGAATGATAGCCGTAGGTACAGTAACCTCATCGAACTCCTTAACTCCACCCATAGCCGTGTTCATGTCACGCTTCATACGCTCGCCACGCATAAGTTCAAAGACTTGCAATTGCTGACCTATGTTTGCAAAGCCAGCCTTTACGCCTGTAACTGCACCCATTTTTTGAGTAAGTGACATTGAAGGCACTTTAGCAAGTTGTTCAATATAAGGTTGAAGAGAGGCAGAGAACTCAGCGTGTTCTGGAGAGTTCCCAAACATCTGTGCGTACTGTTGAATCTGACTTCCAAGAGTCTTTGCTTCTTCTGTAAGAATTTCGTTTTTAGCAGAGTTATCGTTGTACGCCTGTAATCCTTTAGAAAGACTTTCCCCAAACTGTCCAATGCCCTGCATATACATCTTTCCGATGTTTGCACCAGCCTCTGACATTCCAGTCACAGGAGTTACCCCATTCTGGTATTGTTGGAACATAGCCATAAAATTATATTATCTGAAAGATACTTTGCTTGCGTTTGATGGTGCTCCATATATAGTCCCAGCACCAAGTTTAGAACCACCTACATTTGTCATTCCACCAACGGAAAATCCAGCACCAGTTGCACCTGTAGTCGCTCCAAATAGTCCTGCGTTACCAAGGAATCCTGCACCCATACTACCAATAGCACCAATGCCAGCAGAAATCATACCTGCCTTTGCTTGAGCATTAGCCATCTCTGCTTGCATTTGATTCTGTTGATTTGCAGAAATAATTTGTGCGTTATATTGAGACTCTGGTTGGAACAACTTAGCACCAAGACCACCATACATTTGTTGGGATTGACCAAGCATCGTAGGGGTAGAGAATTGATTCATTTGATTCATAAGAGGTTGACCATACATATTCATAGCCTGTAAAGCGTTTTGTTGACCAACTCCATAAACTCCACCTGCATATTGTCTTGCCCTGTCTTCACGCTGGTTAGCCAAATCATAAGAGTTAAGAACTTCAGCCGCAATTGCTTGGTTTCCAAACTGCATACCCCTAGCCGCCATAGCCGCCCTAGCGTTACCTTGGGACATACGCATCTCTTGTTCTGAGAGATTGCGACCATCAGCCAGACCACTAGCCGCTTGAGAAGCCATAGTATTATACAAGCCAGCCGTGGTAGGGTCTAGTGTATTTTGATAGGCGTTACGAGCGTAGCCACCAACTTGACCATACAACGCACCTTGGCTTTGAAGGTTCTGCTGTTGCAGGGCAACTGACTGGTCATTTGTTTGGGCATATATACTCGCAAGATTACCCATCTGCCCCATAAGGGCTTGCTTTTGAAGTGCTTGGTATTGTGGAGTAAATTCCTTTTCGGCACTAAGCAATTGACCCTGTATACCCATCTGCCCAGAAAGGGCTGACTGCATTTCGCTTAAATAGCCTCGCTCGGCTGGTGCTTTTACTTTTCCCATTGTTATATATTGTTTAAAAGGTTTATGTATCTATTTGATAGCAACTTCATCTTGTCAAATTGTATGCCAAACTTCTTTTGATTTTCCCAGTTTGGATATCTTTGCTTGAACTTAGTTACTAGTTCTCGTCTGGCGTTTGGGGTGACCGCAAGCCATTCAAGTATAAAAAGTGATTTGTTTGGTTCGTCTTCTTTCTTAACGATGTTGCCAAACATATACAGGTCTTCCATGCACTTGCAATCTCTTTGAATAGGATATGCAACACCAATGCCTGTTATTTTATTATCTTCAATTACCTTAAATAGATAGTCAAATGTAAGTGACCATTTAAGATAAAGAGGAAGGCTTTCTGTTTTCCAGTCAAAATAATCCCTACGACCAATATTCTTGTTAGTCGTGATAAAGGTTATTTCTTCTGAAAAATCCATTAAAGTTTAATGCAGTACTGCATAGCCACATTTCGTGGGCGTGTTTCAGTTCCAAGTTTGGCTGTTTGCTCAATGTGTGTACCATCGCCAGTCAAAGCCGCCCCTGCACCAGAACCAATGCCACCAGTATCGCACCAAGCGTTATAAGTGCCAGTACCAGTACCATTGACTGAGTTGTAGTTTTGACAATCATTGTTAGAAGCAATGTGCTTGTGGGATTCAAGTTGTTGAAGTTGAGTGCTACCAAGAGCACGACCTGTATCAACACCTCTTCCATTATCCCAACCTCTTACAAACTCTCCACGGAGGTCTGGAAGATTAAATGTATTTACACCATCGCCAACCCCATATAAAGTTCCAATGACTGCAAATAATGCAGAATATGTTCCAGAGGTTCTGCTAACAGCCGCACCATTACAGGCATTCCATCCAGCAGGAACACTTGCCGAGGCAAATAACATTACAGCCCCAATTGGCATAATATTATTACTTCCATTTATTGTAAGATTTCCTGTAATAGTAGTGTCTGCCGTAATAGAAACCTCACCAATAGAAGAACTTAAATTAATGTCGTTGTATGAATAGATATTTGTTTCTCCAGATGAAGAACTTGCGTTACCTATGTTAGTATCATTATACCCAGCAACAGTTACATTTCCAGCCCCTGTAGCAATGCTAAGTCCTGTATTTCCAAAGACTTGAGTTGCTGTAAGAACTCCTAATCCACCACCAGTATTGATGCTAATTAAATCATCAAATGAAATCTTCTTTAGCGTAGCCGTTGATACTTGATAAACAAGAAGCATATCGGCAACTGCCCCTGTGGTAATTAATGCTTGGTCTGTAATGGCGTTAGTATTAAGCAAAGCGGAGTCTAGCAACGCATTAAGACGAGCCGCTGTAACAAGTTGTCCGTCTGCAAATGTATCGCCTTTTTGAATCTGTGCCATATTATTTTTGTGATTGAGTGTTTTTGCCCTTAACAGTTCCGTATGCAAATACAGAACGAATTGCAGGTCTTAGGTTTCTTGCAACAAATCTGAACTGAAGCCCAGTTCCAGTCTTTCTGATAGGAGTTCTTCTGGTTTCATCGTTTGCCGTAGGAGAGCCGTATTCATCAATTAGAACTGTAGAGTCCTCATTGGAGATTTCTGCGTATGTATCTAATACAGCACCTGCTTGAAAAAGCAAGTCTATTTCACTTCCACTAAAACGCTTGTCGCTGAATGTACCAAATATATATCTTCTTGTAGTAAGGGATGATTGGATAAGGTTACTTTGGAACTCGTCTTCACCTAGATAGAAAGGAAGATACGGAACGGACGGAGGTGTTTCGTGAAGAACAGGCGTTCCAATGTTATTGCCGTATTCGTCACCATCTAACTCTTCTGTCAAGAACACGCCTTCGTCTGAATCGATAATGTACAGCCGTCTGATGTTATTTTTCTTAGCAATAACAAAGTTAAATACATCAATCCCAGCAGGGTATGTGTCAACTGACTCCCAAGCCTTTAGAATAAAGTTATAAACAAGAACGGCATTGTTCTCAGCAGAACCATCAACAGGTACTGCAAGGTAATAGCGATTACCCCAATAGACCCCAACAGCACGATAAGCGTAAGTTCTATTAATTCTTTGAATAACATCGTCTATAGGTGCTGATAATGGTTGAGCGTTGGTAAGGAGTCGCATAGACTCGTTAGCCCCAACCTGCGTTGGATTCATTATATACACGCCATTGTCCGAAAGGAAGATAACTCCACCATCGGCTTGAACCACGCTACGCTTTGCAATGCACCCAATGTCGGTTACAAGCGTTTTAATGAACGAGTCAGTAGAAAGTGCCGCACCTGTAACATAACGCCCTACGCCTGTGTTTACATAGAAAATGCTGTTACGCATAAACACCACGAACTCGTTAAGAGTCCAAGGTGCTACAGCCGTAACTTGGTCGTTTCCTCCGTTGTTAAATGTAAATACATCAAGGATATCCCAATGCTGGTAATCAAGATAATTGCTTACGCTGACGCTATCTTTGTCTCTTTCGGCAATACTTCCTGTGTGGTACTTACCTTGTGCGATAAGTCTGTTTCCGTAGTAAATTAATTGAGAGCAATTAGGAAATTCGTGACCGCCACCAGAAGCAGGAATCGCAACAAGACTGACACCCAAATTCCATCTCAAAGGACGCTTGTCGTAACCTCTTGTTATAAAAACATTATCAACCGCTTGCAACACATCGCAACCATCTGATGTATTTATGTACTCAATTGACATATTGCAAGTACCAGTTGTAAGCACTAGGAACGCTGGGACTACATATGTAAATTCACTAGAACTTGTAACAGTAATTGTGTATACTCCGTTGTAGTTAAGGTTAGATGTTTCAATAGACAACGAATTCCCAGAGGTATATCCGTGTGCCGTTTTAGTAACTGTTATTTGTGTATATACATTTGGAGCAGTACCAATGGTTGCAGATGTAAATGTACCTCCGTTTACACGACTAGGAAACGGCACAGGCAACGACAGCACCTCGCTCTGAGGGTTATAGTACCACAAGTCACGCTCTGTAATCAGAACTATAATCTCCTGCCCAACGCTATCAATGTAGGTCGTAGAGCCGTATATAGTCTTCCCGACAATGCTACCAACTGTCTTTCTTTCTAGACCCTTTCTGGCAGACGCTACGCCTCTGTCTAGGCGGTAATTAATGGACTCAGATACATACCCTTGCGGAAGGGCAGATGGGTTGTCACGGCTGTTTAAGCCTATGAAACCTGCATCGCCATCCTTTTGATATGTATTGCCATCAGCCATTACTCTTTAGACTTGAGTTTGTTAAGCATTTCCTTGCCCCAAGAAACCTTCTCCGACTTGGCGTTCTTAATGCCAGCGTAGAAGCCTCCTAGGAAGGCTAGGACAATTGCCGTAAGTGATAATAGGAATGTAAACATAGAATTATAAATCAACCAATCCACCAAGTGTTAGCCGCTGTTTTGATAAGTGTTTTAACAGCACCACCCCCGAAAGAAGTACCCGACCCGCCATTAAGCGTAACGCCAGAATCACAACTTACATAACCAGCAGTACTGGCAATAAATAAAATAGTGAAAGCACTTCCAATAGGAGGATTATTCGTAGCATCATCATTGAGAGTTAATGTCTCTGAGTTATCTAAGACATAGATGTAATAATTATCAGTCTCATCAAGTGGTTGACTTCCAAGGGATAAAGTGCGGAGTAATGGCTGGGCTGGAGGAGCAGATGTAATATATCCCTGTCCTGTTACAAAAGCATTAGTAGCATAAGCATTAGCCACAGAAGGAGCATATGCCGCACCAAGAGCCGCTAATTGGTCAGCACTAATCTCGTCACCGACCTCTACGACATTCGTAGGAATCATAACACCGATTGATAGGTTAATACTCATTAGGCGATAGAATCCTCAATTGTTGTGTTTAGTTCTGCTAGGGTTTTACCAAAGAACATCTGAACGCCATCAATGCAGTCAAACTGTTGCTTGTCTTCAACTGCACCAACGATGACAATCTTTCCGTTAAGGGTGAACCCAGCGTAACCTTTATATGGTGCGTTAATAGTATTCATTAGGCTAAAGAAAAGTCTGATAGACTGTTGATTACTTTAATTTTATGTGCGTGGGCGGTGTTAGCGTTCATACCATTAAAGTATACAGTATTGCCAGAGTGAACGGCAGAAGCATTATAAACTCCTGTAGTTTGATTTACAATACCCCAGTTGCCAACTCCAATGTCCGTGACAAATCTTGGAATGGTAGTTCCCCAACCAAGCCCAACAGCCGCGTTTGCTCTGTCAAAAACATTAATTTCAGAGGCAATGATGTTTGCCTTTTTTGTGTTAACAGAATCACCACCAACTGTGAAATCAATAGCCATTAAACAGTACTGATAGTGATGTTAATAGCAGGTGTACCAGCGTTAGCCACAGCGTGGAGAACGCCTTGATAGTTATCAATTGAGAACTGTGACTGCGGAGGAAGGACGATACCAACTGTGTCGGTAGCGTTACCCATAACCTGCACAGTTTCTGTAGCAGATGTGTTCTGGATAAGCACGATAATACGCTTGGTAGTAATGCTCGCAGGAAGGGCAAGCACTTGAATCTTAGTAGTGCTTAGTGCCACTTGGGTAGTCGTAAAACTACGCAAGAACGGAGATGATGTTGAGATGATTGACATAAAATTAGTAAGTGCGTGACATATTGATTTTGCCGAACTGAGCCTGTTGGCGTAGGAACTTGTCGTATTCCTGTTCAAGAACTTGTTGAGCCTTCTGCTCGATGACTGTAGCCTCGTTAATCATAGTCTCGGAGACGAACCAGTTAGCCGCAGACCCCCAAGCCATAAATGACCCAAAGATGTACGGAATCTCTATCTTAGACCACAGGGTCGGGTGAGAGTTAGGGTTCTGTCCGACTGAGGTTGAGTTCGCAAGACAGATATAGAAGTTACCATTGTGGGGCTTGCCCTGCACAGGCATCAAAGCACCAGTACCAGAACCAGAGTCAAAATAGATTTGGCTGTTAAGGTAGTAAACCACATTGGTCTGATAGGGGTCACCTGTCAGTTGTGGGCATTTTTGACGATACAGGTAAGAACCTGTTGCGATAATGCTAGGAAGAACAATACGAATTTCAGAACCTTCGTTGTAAATCTGATATTCAAGTTGCTTTGCTCTTGAGGTGTCCTGTGGATTCTTATTCCACACACCAAGAATTTCAGAGGCATCAGCGGATGGGACGAAATAGTTCGTTCCGCTTGCGTCTTGTGAGGTCGTGAAATCTACGATACGGCAGATGTCAGACCATTGATTTGATTCCCAAGCCTCACGGAGTCGTGATTGGGAGAAGTCACGGAATTGAGCAAATGTCTCATCCGTAATATTGTGGCGGTCACCACCAGAGTATTGAAGTGCGTCAAACAGCACTTGGCTGAAATCAGTAGTTCTCATTTAGTAATGTATCCGTCCGCTGTGAATATTGCACCATTCACACAGGCTTTTTTAGCGTAATTTTTAACCGCAGTTTCTGGGTTATCTCTCAAGAATTCCCGCATAAATGTCTTGTCTTCCCAGCAGTCGTAACCAAGGCGTTGACCCCAGTAATGCCACGCTTGGACAGGAATTGATGCGATTTTCTGACCTACACCCTCAATGGCTTGATTAGAGTTGAATTTGTCAAAGTGACCAGCCTGTTTTGCAACAGCCTTCATCTTGACTTCTTCTTTTCTCCAGCCACGGAGGAGTTCCTCCTGCACCCTCGATTGAAGGTGAGGAGGAATGACCTCTGCCAGACTTTTAATTAAGTCTGACATCCTCGATTACGAAGCGAAGTCGAACACACCGAAGGCAAGCGGGTTGTAGACGCAAAGTCCAGCAACTGCTTCAATCATTCGGGCTTCACCGCCACCAGCGTTAGGCAGGGCAGTCACACCAGCGACATTGCCACCATAACGGATTTCCACTTGGTCGAACGGAATGACATAACCACAGGTGGTCTTGCCAACGCCAGAAGCGACTTGGAGGAAGTGTGAAGGGTGAAGACGGAGTTTACCGAAATCGCCTTCAAACACATCGACAGACGAGATGTACGACTGGGAATCAGACTCTCTGTTGAGAGTGCGAATAGCAGTCATAGGGGCTGTGCCTGAGCCTTGTGAGGTTGTGTAAGCGAGGTTAGTGAACGCTCTCTTGAGGGCAGAACCGCAAAGGAGGTCGAAGTCACGATACTGACCAGTCTGTGTGTAGATACCTGTGAGGACATCTTGGACATGGGTTTCAGTAAGCGTGGCAGTCGTAGCCGTTGTGTTTCTGTTAGCCGCAGGTGTGGCGAAGTTAGTGTTGTAAGGAAGGACTGAGTCAACTGAAGCAGTTGGCTTCAGCCACTTATCCAGACCACGAGTGATGTAGGGAACTGAACCAGAGTCCAGTTGAGCACCCTGCGTACCGCAGAATGTGGATTCCATATCACGCTTGATGGCTTGGATGCCCTTAGCGACATTGTTAGCGAGTTCATCACGAACACCAGCGACAGTCGAGATATCCTGCGTAAGCGGGGACACACGAACTGCTCGTCTGAAGATTTGGATGTAGTTGCTGAGTTCAGCACGATATGTCGTAGCACCATCCTTGACATAGTTTTCGTACGAAGTCACATCTGTGCCATCAATTGTGCCAGATGTTACTGGAGTTGGGAGGCGGTCAGCCTGCCATCTGAAAAGAGTATTTCCAGGTTTTGAGCCTTTCTTTGCCATCGATGTGAAAGGGGTATCCTTTGCATCAACGAGAGCGATGAGGTCTGCGAGTTCTTCTCTCTTACCAGACGAGAAGGAGGGTTCTGTGAGATTAGCCATAGTAGTTTATAGGTTTTGTAGATTACAGGAATCGGTTAGCGATAATAGAAGAAAGGTCATCTCGGTTACCATTAGCCCCAAAACGCTTTGATGCTTCTCTTGCTCTTGCTTCCTTTTCGGGGACATAGGCAGGGGTTGCTGTGCGTCTTGGTTGAGCAGGTGCTGTTCGGTTGGTAGATGTCACAGGACGCTTAGTTGTAGCCTCACGGCTCTTCACGCCTCTGATATAATCTCCTAGCACCATCTTGTAATCTGGGAATCGTGTGATTTCGGGGAAATGCTGGAGGAATGATTCAGCGATTTGTCTCTCGCTAGAACTTCTGTCCTTCCACCACGGATATTCCTTGTTAGCCACTTGTTCAACTTGAGAATAATTCTCAAGATATCTGGCTCTTGCTGGAAGATGTTCTTCTAGGGCATCAAGGGCTTTAACCTTAATTCTACGAACTTCTTCAGCGGAATAATCCACCTCTTCACCATCTTTTCCAGTTACTGTTGCACCATCGGGGTTCATCTCGCACCAGCGTCTAATTTGCTTGGCTTGTTCAGCCTCACGATTCACTTCTTCAAGTGACTTCAGATTTGTATAGGGGTTGTCTGACTTTGGAGTTTGTGCTGGCTTGTTAGCCTCTTGCGACAATCTATCCACTTCAGATTTAAGTCTATCCACTTCTGCTTCCGCTTCTCTCCGTTTTGCAGAGAGTTTATCGATGCGTTTCTTTACACCCTTTGGCAGTCCACGCTCAAGTTCATCATCATCAGACTTGGTTTCTTCGGTTTCCTCGGAGTCTTCTGACAGTTCTTGTTCGCTTTCTGTATTGGTTTCTTTTGAAAGAACTTCACTATCTTCTTCGGATGTCGCTTGACCATCCGTCTCAGTCTGTTTCTGGGAGTCTGAGTCCTCCACTACTTCTTCGCCTAAGAAGGACTTACTAACAAGGTCGGCAAGTCTCGATTGGTCAAAAGGCTTGGCAGAGCCTTCGTTTGTCGTGGGGTTATTTGATTCCGTCCCAAGGTCGGATTGATTTTCTGTATTCATTAGATAAGGTCTAAAGTCCTATATTACTATAAGCAGGGTTTTGTAATAGTCCCAGAACTAGTGCTGAATTTCTGTTTAATTATTATAGAAGCAAGTCCTAATTGTGATTAGTACCATTTTCGTACGAATCATTCATCAAGAGGTCTGCCAATGTCTTTCAAAACAGTCTCTCTAGTTGTCAGCAAAACGCTTTTAAGGGAAACCAAGGCTTCGGCTCTACCGCAATGGTAAGCCCTGTCTTCGCCACGATTGTCTTTCTGAAGGGCATATACTGTCTCTGATTCAATTGACGCATCAATAATCATCATTGTTGCCTTCCAGACAGGATTGTCTTTTTCAAAGCCAAACCCTTGTATAATTGGTTGAGGTAGCATAAATTACATTCCCTGCTGGGACTCTTGTTCGGCTTGCATTTGTTCAGCCTGTTTGATTTGACCTTGCATCTGCTGTCCAGCCTGTTCGCCTACAGG